TTTAGTTCAACTAATATAATTAGTCTTTTAGAAAACGTAGTAGATTCTTTACCTTCTGCAGTTTATGGAAAAGAAGATTTAAAAATATATGTTCCAACTATCGCTTGGCAATCATACATCAGACAATTAGGAGGATATGCTGCTAATGGTGTTGGTGGTTCGGGTGTTGATGCAAGAGGTGGTTTATGGTACAATCAAGGTAATGCACTTTCTTTCGATGGAATTGAAGTAGTATTAGCTCCAGGTATGCCAACTAACCACATCGTAGCAGGACAAAAATCTAACATCTACTTTGGTACAGGTCTTTTATCTGACCACAACGAAGTTAAGTTATTAGATATGGCTGACCTAGATGGTTCTCAAAACGTAAGAGTAGTAATGAGATTCTCAGCAGGTGTACAATATGGAATAGGAAGTGACCTATCTTTATTGACATTAGCTTAATAAATTGTTTAACATAGAGGGGTAGGTAGGGTATATACCTGCTTACCCTTTCTTATAAAAATTATAATAATATGGCTTGTACATTAACAACAGGAAGAAACATACCTTGTAAATCTTCTGTAGGTGGACTTAAAACAGTTTACTTTTCAGATTATGGTCTTACTGTTACTGACAATTCAACAGATGCAGAAAAAGTAGATATAGGAGGAACTCCTGACTTTTTTCAATACGACCTTAAAGGAAGTTCATCTATGGAGACTGCAGTAAACAGTTCAAGAGAAAACGGTACTACTTTCTTTGAATCAACTTTAAATATTTCATTACAACTATTAGATAGTAAAACACAAGAAGAATTAAAGATTATAGCTTTAGGACGACCACAAATCGTAATAGAAGACTATAATGGTAATTTCTTTTTAATGGGTAGAGAACACGGATGTGAGGTATCTGGTGGCTCTTTCACAAGTGGAGCTGCTCTGGGAGATGCATCTTCATTCTCTTTATCATTAATTGCTCAAGAAGTATCAGCTCCTGCATTCCTTGCAGATAAAACTGATGTGACTGATAATGTGAATGTAGCTAAGATTTCACCTGCTACTCCTAATAATGGATAATAAATCATTAAGTTAGAAAATTAAGGGGACTATATGTCCTCTTTTTTTTTGCATTTAACACAAAATATAGTTTTTTTTTCGATATATAAGTATGAAGATATTAACTACAAGTAGCTCACAACAAACTATTGATGTTATTCCAAGACAATTTTTATCTAGCTATAAATTAATAGTAAAAGACGAAGCTGCAAATGAAGAGGTTTTTAATGATGAAGTAAATGCAGTAGCTTATGAAGATTATAGGAAATTGCAAGTAACTTTTGACCCTGTTTTAAAGGAGGGTAGATTTTATACAATGGAGATTAGAAATAGATTAGTAGATACTGTTATCTATTATAAAGATAAGATATTTTGCACAGACCAAAACATAAGTCAAACAAGTAACAACTATTATTCTATCAATAATAATGAATATACTTTTGATTCTACAGCAGGTTCTCACGATAACGATTACATAATAATATGAACGATTTAAGAATAGTAAATTTAAGCACTTACACAAGTCCTAAAATAAAAGAAGTTAGCAATAGAGATTGGATTTCTTATGGAGAGGACAACAACTACTTTCAATATCTAATTGACAGATATAATGGAAGTCCAACTAACAATGCCATAATAAACGCTGTATCTTCTATGATATATGGTAAAGGATTAGATGCTACTAATTCTAATAAAAAACCAGATCAATATGCACAAATGGTTTCATTATTTGACAATGATAGTGTAAGAAGATTAGCATATGACTTAAAACTTATGGGACAATGTGCAATACAGGTAATATACTCTAAGGATAGAACTAAGATTGCACAGATAGAGCATATGCCTGTAGAAACACTTAGAGCAGAGAAGTGTAATGAGAAAGGAGATATAGAAGCATATTACTATTGGAAAGATTGGAATAAGATTAGACCTTCTGATAAACCTTTAAGAATACCTGCATTTGGTACAAGCAAGGAAGCTATAGAAATATTATATGTTAAACCATATCGTTCAGGATATTATTACTATAGTCCTGTAGATTATCAAGGAGGTTTGCAATATGCAGAGCTTGAAGAAGAAGTATCTAATTTTCATTTAAACAACATCTTAAATGGTATGAGTCCATCAATGTTAATTAACTTTAATAATGGTACTCCTAATGCAGAGGAAAGAAGACTTATAGAACAAAGAATATACAACAAATTTAGTGGGTCAAGTAATGCAGGTAAGTTCATATTAGCTTTTAATGACAATGCAGAAAGTGCTGCAAGTATAGAACCTGTCCAACTTAGTGATGCACATAATCAGTATCAATTCTTGTCTGAAGAATCTACTAAAAAGATAATGGTAGCTCATAGGGTCGTTTCTCCGATGCTTTTAGGTATTAAAGATAACTCAGGGTTAGGAAACAACGCAGAGGAGCTTAAAACAGCTTCTACGCTTATGGACAATACAGTAATAAGACCTTTCCAACATCTTTTAATAGATGCTTTTGATAAAATATTAGCTTATAACAATATATCGCTTCATTTATACTTTAAGACTTTACAACCTTTAGAATTTACAGAATTAGATAATGTAGAGGATGAAGAAACTAAAGAAGAAGAAACAGGTGTTAAGTTAAGTGAAGATTTGACAGATGAAGAGTTTGATATTATTCTTGACGAACTTAGAGGAGAAACAATGTCTAATAGATGGGAAGAAGTAGATGCAAGAGAACATAAAGAAGATAATGAAAGTGAAGAAGAATGGGCTAGTAAATTAATTGAATCTAAAAAAGAGAATTTAGAAAAGAAAAGTATAGATTCTAAAAAATCAGGATTTAGTTATTTAGATAAATCTTTATACAAAGTAAGGTACAGATATAATGAGAAATATTCTTCAGGAAAGTCAAGACAATTCTGTAGAATTATGATGGGTAGAAGTAATAGAAAAGTAGTATATAGAATTGAAGATATAGACAAAGCTAGTAGAGCAGGAGTAAATAAGTCATTTGGACATAAAGGCAAATCATATGATTTATTTAAATATAAAGGAGGAGTTAACTGTGGACATTATTGGAGTGAAGTATTGTATAGACTAAAATCTAAGACAATGAAAAAATCAATACAAAACTACGATGAAGTAAATAGTATTCCTAAATCATATGCACCAACTCCTGCAGGACATAAAAAAGCAAAGATAGCTCCTAAAGATATGCCTAACGATGGACATCACCCAAATTTTAAATAAGATATGGCAACAGCATTATTCATAAAACCAATAGACATTAAAAGAAATACTATCATAGATGGTAATGTCGATGTAGATAAATTTATTCAGTTTATCAAAATAGCTCAACAGATTCACGTTAGGAATTATCTTGGAAGTGATTTATATAATAAGATCAGTAGTGATATTATAGCAGATACTTTAACAGGAGATTATCTAAGTTTAGTAAATACTTATATTCAACCTATGCTTATTCATTTTGCTATGGTAGATTATTTGCCATTTGCAGCTTACCAGGTAAAGAATGGAGGAGTATTTAAACACTCATCTGAAAATAGTGAAACAGTATCTAAGAATGAAGTAGATTATTTAGTAAATAAAGAAAGAGAGTTTGCAGAATACTATACAAGAAGATTTATAGATTATATGGCTAACAATCAAAATTTATTTCCTGAATATACAAGTAACACAAATGAGGATATAAATCCTGACAAAGATGCAACATTTAACGGATGGGTATTATAAAGAAGATTTACAAACCTAAAAAGGGGAACGTAAAAAAATTATTAACTTATTTAAAAAGCAATAATGGCTACATTAACAAGCACGAAAATAAAAAATACTTATGATGCGTTATTAAAGTCAATAGACAATGATGCAATAGGAACAACAGCAAAACAAATAACAGATGGACTTGGAAACGTTACTCCATTATACGTCTCAACAACACAAATAGGAATAGGTGTAACTCCAGAATCAGGATTAAACCTTCACGTCTTTGGAGATGCTAAAATAGGTAGCAATTTAACAGTCATTGGAAACCTAGTAGTTGAAGGAAGTACAACAACAGTAGGAACAGATACATTAACAGTAAAAGACCCTTTAATTGTACTAGCAAATAATAACACCTCTACAGACGCAGTTGACATAGGTTTTTATGGCAAATATACTCCTTCAGGTACTACACTATACTCAGGACTGTTTAGAGAAGCTCTAACAGGCAAATATAGATTGTTTAAAGGATTAGAAGACGAACCTACTACAACAGTAAACACAAGTGGAACAGGATATACTAAAGCAGATTTAGTTATAGGTGATTTAGAAGCTGAAAGAGGCACTTTTACAGACAGTATTTTTGTTTCTCCTAGTTTATATGTATCTGATGCTATTCTGCACACAGGAGATATAGATACTAAATTAGAGTTTTTAAGCGACCAAATTAAATTTAGTACAGGAGGTAGTTTTAGATTAAGTATAAATAATTCTTATAGTGAATTTTTTACAAATGTTAGATTTGAAGATGGTATAAAAGCACAATTTGGTGATAATCAAGATTTAGAGATATATCACAATGGTTCACACGCTTATTTAACAAATGATACAGGTAATTTTGAAATTACTACTACAAATAATTTAATATTACAAAATGCTTCATCAAACAAATGGATGATGACTAATCAAGGAGGAGGTGTATTATTGTATTATAATGGTGGGACTTCAAAACTAACCACAACTCCGACAGGAATTTCTATAAATGGTAGAATATCAGGATTGACTGACCCTACATTAGCACAAGATGCTGCAACTAAAGCATACGTTGATACTATATTTGCATCATCAGATACTTTAGCAGAAGTTTTATCTTTTGGAAATGAAACTTTAGGAAATAGTATTATTATAACTACTGAAGATGATGTATTTTTCAGGGATAATTCTATGGCTATTTTTGGAAATGCTAATGATTTAAGCATATACCACGATTCAAGCAATAGTCATATTAGAAATGCTACAGGAGATTTATTAATAAGTGCATTAGAAGCAGATAGCAATATAAAGTTTTATACTGATAATGGTACAGGAACAACTGTTTCAAATTTAGAAATAAGTGGTTCAACAGGTACAGTTTCATTAAAATATTATGGTTCACAAAAACTATACACTACAAGCACAGGTGTTAGTATAACAGGTAGAATATCTCAATTAACTGACCCAAGTGCAGCACAAGACGCTGCAACTAAAGCATACGTTGATTTACAAGTAGGTGCTAACAATGAACTATCAGAAGTGTTAGCTAATGGTAATACTACAGGAGGAACGGATATAGCAGTAAGTTCAGGAGACGATATAGCTTTTACAAGTACAAGTAAGGCTATTTTTAATACTGCTCTTGAAATTTCAGAAGACGGTTCTTCTGGAGGGGTTATAAAACACGATGGAACTGGAGGTTTAGTTTTAAAATCAGATGCAGTAAATATTAATGGTTTAGCAGGTGGTGTAGGATTACAATATGTTGAAGGTGGAGCTATTTCATTAAGATATAATAGTTCTTTAAAACTTGCAACAACAAGTACAGGAGCTAAAGTTACAGGGGATTTATATGTAACAGGAGCATTTTTAGATTCAAATAACTCATCAGGTACAGCAGACCAAGTATTAGTATCTACAGGTACAGGAACGGATTGGCAAGATTTATCAGATATTTCAGGAGTAGATGGAAGTGGTGCATCAGGACAAGTAGCGGTATGGAGTGATACAGATACAATTACAGGATATACAAGATTTAAAGTATATGATGCAGGAGGTCAAATACAAGTAACAGATGGTACTAGAGATATAAGAATTAATTCTGGATATGGTGGAAGTACTGCTATGATAGGCACTTCAAGTTCACACGATTTAGGTTTTATGACTGGTAACAGTCAAAGAGTTACTATCGATACATCAGGAAACGTAGGAATTGGGGACTCAACTCCTTCATACAAATTAGATATAAACGAAACAGGAACAAGCACCTATGTTATACACGCACAAAAAAGTGGTACTTCTTTAGGTGGTTTGTATGTTGATGGAAGTAGTAATGCAGAATTTTATTTAAAAGCAAGTGGTAATAGCACACAAGTTTTATTAAATACTGATGGCAATAGTTATCTTAACGGAGGAAACGTAGGAATTGGAACGACTTCGCCTGAAGCGATGTTAGATATTCACCATACGGATACAATGATTCGACTTACTGATTCTGATGGTACTAATCAATATGCACAATTTGGTCATAATAATGGAGATACAACATTTGTTTCTAGAAATAATACCTCACACGGTACTTATTCTTTTTATACACACGACGGTACTACTTTTGTTGAAAGAATGTCTATCCAGAGTGATGGCAACGTAGGTATTGGAACGACTTCGCCAAGTCAAGATTTAACTCTATATAGAGACTCAGGAGATACTAATTTTTTAATTTCATCTAATAACGGAGCTTCTCAAATATTTTTTGGTGATACTGAATCTGATAATATTGGAAAAATTGATTATGACCATTCAGATAATTCATTAAGTTTAGTTGTAAACGCAGCAGAAAGAATGCGTATTGATAGTTCAGGCAACGTCGGGATAGGTACTACTAATCCTAGTAGACCCCTTCACGTAAACGGAGGTGCCTTAAATTTTGTTGCTGAATTTCAAAGTACAGATGATAAAGCAAGTATTCTTATACAAGATGATGACACTTTAAATTATATACACTCACAAGATGGTTATTTATCTTTAGGTGGTCAAAATCAATTAAGCGATAGTAACTTGAACATAAACTCTAGTTCAGGAAACGTAGGTATTGGAACGACTAGTCCTACTAGGCTTTTACAGTTAAATTCTTCTGGGCAAACAGACTTGCACTTAACATCAACAAATCAAGGAGTAGGGGCTAGTGATGGTATGACAGTATTTCTTGATTCGTCTGGAACTGGAGGATTATGGCTTAGAGAAGCTCAATCATTAAGATTTGCTACAAATTCTTCTGAAAGAATGCGTATAGACAGTTCTGGAAACGTCGGAATTGGGACGACTAGTCCTAATGCTTTATTAGACGTATCAGCGACTAGTAATGCTACAATTAGACTTAGTTCTTCTTCTGCAAACCAGCAAGGTCAAGCTATTGGTAAAATTGATTTTTACAGTGCGGATACCTCAACTCCTGGTGCGGGAATAAAAAGTTCTATTACGACTTATGTGGAAAGTGAATCTAGTGCGGAGGGAGACGCTTCTTCAATGGCTTTTTCAACTTCTAACGGTGCGGTAAATAACGTTGAAAGAGTTAGGATTGATAAAAACGGCAACGTCGGAATTGGAACGACTAGTCCTCAAACAAAACTTGATATTAATTCAGGAACAGCTAATTCAGCATTAAGAGTTTTATCTACAGATAGATATACAGGAATTAAATTTGAAGACGCTACTAATAATGATACTTTATTTTATGATGGTCAAAGTGACTTAATGTATTTAAGTAGCACTAACTTTCGTGCTGTAGATATATACGCAACAGGAAACGTAGGAATCGGGACGGATAGTCCTGTAGCTATATCAGCAGGTGCGCCATCTCTAACACTAAATGGAACAAACACATCAGTAGGAGCGGGGTTAATATTCCAAGTAAATGGAACGACTAAGTCTTATCAATATGTAGAAGCAAATATATTAAGACACCAAGCTGTCGCGGGTGTGTCTCAAAGTTTTTGGACTGATGGTTCTGAGAAAATGCGTATAGACAGTTCAGGAAACGTTGGTATCGGAACGACTTCGCCTTCAGCTAAATTGGATTTAAGGGGTACTTTAAGAATAGATGGTGGTGGTAATTCATACATATATTCAGACCCTTCAGGTGTAAACTTTGAAACTACCGGAGCTAGATTTACAAGATTTTTAACAAATGGCACAGAAAGAATGCGTATTACCTCGACAGGTAACGTTGG